ACATTAACATCAGTCGTATCTCAGAGCCAACCTATTCGACTATCCCTAATAAAAACGCGTTAGGGCGCCCCATTCAAGTCTGGATCCAGCGCCTGCGGGACAACCCTAAAATCAGCGTGTGGCCTACTCCTAACGAGCCGGGATCACAATACACTTTTGTATATTGGCGTTTGCGACGCATTCAAGATGCTTCAGGCTCGACCCAGACGATGGACATTCCGTTTCGGTTTTTGAACTGCATGGTTGCAGGGCTGTCGTATTACCTGTCGATGAAGTTACCTGTTGACCCCGGTCGCCGTGCTGAGTTGAAGATGGATTACGAACAGCAGTTGCAGATGGCTCAGGATGAGGATCGCGAGAAGGCACCGATCAGGTTTGTACCCCGTGCAATGTTTTACTAGGATAAAACATGCCTAATCAGTTTTCGTCGGGTAAGTTTGCTATCTCACAGTGTGATCGCTGTGGGTTTCGGTTTAAGCTAAAACAGTTAAGAAGCCTAACGATTAAGACGAAGCAAGTCAACATACTGGTATGTTCAGAGTGTTGGGAGCAGGACCATCCGCAGTTAAGACTTGGGATGTACCCAGTTAACGACCCACAGGCGGTTAGAAACCCCCGCCCAGATACTAGCTATATTGTTAGTGGGGTAGATGTAGATGGGGATCCATCGGGCGGCAGTCGTATATTTGAGTGGGGTTGGGCTCCAGTTGGGGGCAGTAGAGATGGCGGTTTGACGCCAAATGAATTAAACTTAAGCATTAGCATTGGTACTGTTACAGTATCAGTTATTTAGGAGTTATCATGAAAGAGCAGATGAAGAAAGTCGCTAAATCAGCCGTCAAGTCTCACGAAGACAAGATGCACAAGGGCTCTAAGAAGATGGCTAAGGGCGGTAAAACCAACGAGATGATGAAGACCCGTAGTCGTGATATGGCTAAGGTGATGAATCAAAGGGGTAAATAATGCCTAAATTCAGTCGCAAGATTGGGGGTAAAGAAATTGGTGACGCGCAAGTTTACGCGGAACCCCACACAATGCAAGGAGGTCCTGTGAACCTAAAAGACGTTATTAGTAAGAAGCCTGACCCTAATACAGTTAGCGCTAGGGATATGAGTTCGACAGCCGCGCCCCGCGTGTCTATGGGCGACCCCGGTGCCGATAATGTGAAGACCAGCGGCATGAAGATCCGTGGTACTGGTGCAGCGACTAAGGGCTTGATGGCTCGTGGACCAATGGCTTAAATATGAACTACGCTGAGCTGTCCGCTGCGATCCGCAACTACTCTGAGACCGAGGAACCGGAGTTCATCGCGAACATCCCTGTTTTCGTTAAGGCCGCAGAGCAACGCATTTACAACTCGGTTCAGATTTCATACCTGCGCAAGAACGTAACAGGCTTGGCAACAACGGCTAGTCCATACCTCGCAGCACCCAGTGACTTTTTGTCGATTTATTCTTTGGCAGTGATTAAGGCCGATGGCGACTACGAGTACCTGCTTAACAAAGATGTTAACTTCATCCGGCAGGCATACCCATCACGTACTGACACGGGGCTGCCAAAGTACTACGCTATCTTTGGGCCGACCACAACGAGTGACGAACCCTTGGCGCTGACAAATGAATTATCTCTCCTACTGGGCCCAGCTCCAGACGAACGCTATGAACTCGAACTCCATTATTTTTACTACCCAGAGTCGATCGTTACAGCAGGCACTACATGGTTGGGTGACAACTTTGACACCACTCTTCTATATGGTGCTCTTCGGGAAGCGGCTATCTTCCAGCGACAAGAAGCCGACGTAGTGGCTAACTATGAACAGAAATACAACGAGTCCATGACGCTTCTGAAACAGTTGGGCGACGGAAAAATGCGCCAAGATGCGTACCGCACCCCACAAGTACGCTACCCGGTGAACTAATATGGCTTTTACAGGTAACGCCACGTGTGATACTTTTAAGACCGCACTCTTTAACGGAGATGTGGATTTCAGTGCTGATATCTTTAAGATAGCTTTGTACACGAATTCTGCTTCCCTGAACGGAAATACTCCGGCGTACACAACAGATGGTGAAGTAGTGGCTTCTGGGTATACAGCGGGTGGTGAGGTTTTAACGCCCACAGTAGCGTCGCTAGACGGCGTTTCTTATGTTACGTTTGCAGATGTTTCATGGTCGAGCGCACTAACAGCACGGGGCGCTTTGATTTATAAAGACGGTGGCACAGCAGTTTGTGTTTTAGATTTCGGTGCAGATAAGACTTCGACGACGGTGTTTCAAGTTCAATTTCCACCTGCAACGAGTACCTCAGCCATTATTCGGCTTTCATAAAGGAGCTTTACATGTTTAACGAAACAGCAAACTCCGTCGATGCGATTGCAACTCAAGTGATCTCTGGTGGCGGTGTACAAGACCAATCCAAAGCAGGTGGTACGTTTATCGTCCAGTGTTTTGACAAAGACGGCGTTCTCAAATGGGAATCCGAAAAGAATAACCTCGTGGTCAACGTCGGTCTGCAAGACATGAACGCCAAGTACTTCACAGGTTCGTCTTACACAGCAGGCTGGTTTATCGGTCTGTACGGCGCGGGTGCTTCAAACAACCCTGCGGCTGGTGATACGGCGGCTTCTCATGCGGGCTGGGTCGAAGTGACGGCTTACTCACAGGCTACTCGCCCTGCGGCTACGTTTGGTTCGGCAACGGCGGCTAACCCATCAGTGATTAGTAACGGTGCGTCTCCAGCGCAGTTCTCGATTAACGGCACCACGACAGTGGGCGGTGCGTTCTTGATTAGCAACAACGTCAAGGGTGGCACAACGGGTATTCTGTTCTCAGCAGCAGACTTCCAAGCCCCCGGCGATCGTGCAGTGGTATCGGGCGACATCATCAACGTGACTTATCAGTTCTCACTTAGCGCCGCTTAAGGACTAGGAATGTTTGGTTTCAACGCCTATTCTGAAGGGACTGTGTCAGCGGCATCCGGATTGATATATGTTTCGAGTGTTTCTGATGCAGCGGCGTTGGCCGACCAGCCCAGTGGGTTTGCTACGTTTAGTACTATTGTTTTTGGTGAGGCGTCTACATCCGGTGCGTACTACATGGTTGGGGAGACGTTTCATACTGTCGTTGAGCAGGCTTCGGTATCCCAGTTACGTTTCTTAGGTGGCGGGTTCTCTTCCGCGTCTATGTCATCCGGGCCATTTAGTGGCTTGGGTGACGACCTTGTTACCGTATCTGGGGATCTGTTCTTTGCTCAGACAACAGTGCGCGGGGTGCTGGCAGAAATCTTAACCGGCGCTGATATTATTCAAACCCGTGGGCAGTATACTATTCCTGTAAACGAAGCTGCTTCAGGTTCTGACGCTCCGATTGGTAATATAGACGTTCTGATGGCGTTTTCAGACGCGGCGACACAGGCTGATTTTATTTTAGGCAACCCTGCGTTTAGTAGCAGTGTGGTTGAGGCGGGCAGTGGTACCGAAGTAATGTCGAGTATTCCTACATACGCGGTGTCGTTTACAGATGCTAGCGCTATGGCGAGTGTGGTTTCATCGCTGACAACGGTCATCTCTACAGTGCAGGACTCCGCGGTTATTCAGGGCGTGGTGCCAACAAACATCGTTGGAAATTCGACAGTAATCAACTCCGCAAGCTATACTGACTTTATTACTTCTTCGGTAGTGTTCAGTACGAATGTGGTGACTGCCGCGCATACGCTAGACCAAATTTCCGTTCGACTGCAATGGGAGCCTGTACCAACTGCTACCCCAACAGATTGGACACTTATAAATACGCTTTCGTAAGGACTGACAATGGCGCTCATCGTAAAAGACCGGGTAAGGGAAATCACAAGCACCACCGGCACAGGCACAATAACGTTAACCGCGGCTGTCGTAGGGTTCCAGTCATTTTCTGTAATCGGCGATGGCAACACGACATACTACACTATTGTAGACGCCGCCACCGGTGCGTTTGAAGTGGGTATCGGTACATACACCGCCTCGGGTACAACGCTTAGTCGTGATACCGTGCTTGAGTCCTCTAATGCAAACGCGCTGGTTAATTTCAGCTCAGGCACAAAGGATGTATTCGTCACCTACCCTGCTGATCGCTCTGTATCTCAAGCAGACATCGGCACAGCGCCGAACGAAATCCCACTGAATCAGTATTTGGGTTCGATGGCGTATCAGGATTTGGAAAGCGTCACGATTGATGGCGGTGTTGCAACATTGGGTACGGCAACCATCTCGTCTATCCAGAACAACACAAACATCAGCGAGACAGAGCCTACGCTAGACCTGAACTTTGCTAAGGTTAAGGCACTAGACCCCCGCATTACCTTCGCCCGTGCGAGTGAGGCTCGGTACTATGATGGCAAGACGTATGCCAAGGCAGAGGAGAATTTGCTGTTGCAGAGTGAAGCTTTAGCTACATCACCTTGGTTTCCACAACTTTTCCCTGTAGTTGTAAATAATGCAGCAGTAGCACCAGACGGAACAAACACTGCAAGCTCAATTACTTTTACGACTCAATTTTCAAATCCAAAACAATTAGTGCCTACAAGTAATGGCGCAAGCTACACTTTTTCTTTTTACGCAAAATGGGTTTCTGGTAACACAGAATTACGCTTTTTGCATGAAGGTAGTGCAACAGGCACATCAACTATTTTTACGGTTACAGGCACTTGGACTAGGTACTATGTAACTGTTCTTGGGAACGCAAGTAGTGGTGTTATTGGTTTTGGAATTCAAGATACAAATACTTCTGGCTTTGGCGAAGTTTTAATTTGGGGCGCTCAACTCGAGCAACGATCTGCCGTATCATCCTACACCCCAACGACAACTCAACCGATCACCCTTTACCAGCCCGCATTACAAACAGCGGCAAGTGGTGTGGCTCGTTTTGACCATAACCCTGTCACGCAGGAATCGCTAGGGTTGCTGATTGAAGAACAGCGGACGAATTTACAAACGTATTCAGAAGATTTTACAAACGCCGTTTGGAACAATGAAACAAGCAGAACAATTATTACTGCAAATTCAATTATTGCGCCTGATGGAACTTTAACCGCAGATAAATTTGCAGCAACGACCGCAAACTCTGTGCACAGAGTTTACAACTTTAATTTATTTATAAGCGCAGGTGTTGCAACGACTATTTCGTTTTATGCAAAGCGTAATGGGTTTGATGTTTCAGTTACTGACTCTGGCGGTAGATACGTAGCAATATTTAACCTTGCAACGGGCGTTGCTACTTCATTTAATCTTGGCGATACAGTATCTGCTTTTATGGTTTCAGTTGGTAATGGTTGGTATAGATGTATAGCGACGATAACCTCAACTGTAAGCGGAAACTTTCCGATTCTTACTATGTCTTTGAGCGATGGAACAACAGAATTTGCAGGAAATGAATATGATGGGTACTTTATTTGGGGCTATCAGCTTGAAACAGGTTCTTTCCCAACGTCTTATATCCCCACAGTAGCAAGCCAAGTAACCCGTTCAGCAGACTCTGCCTCCATGACAGGCACGAACTTCTCTAGCTGGTTTAGGCAGGATGAGGGGACGTTGTATGCGGAGGGTAAAAGAATTGGAGTAACTACGTCATCTATTGCTACTTTAACAAGAGCTAGT